GGCGCGGTGGCCGGGTTATTTTATGAAATATTTAGTGAGAACTGCCATCGAAACCGCAATTACCAAAGCAGCGACAATTTTCCATGTCTGAGAATTTAACTCTTTGTGCAATGTCTCTTTGGTTGCAACGGTTTCTTTTAAAACGGCGATATCAATAGCCATGGTAGACACTTTGTCTTCTAAAGCCTTAACGCGATCTAGCATATCACCACCTCCGCCTCCGCCGCTCCCATGCCTGTTCGTATCATAATCATCGGCTGTTTCGTCTGGTTTGACAACTTTTAAATGAGAGCTTGGGTTTAGCCTGGCTTCAACGGTTTCATTATTCATTAAGCTTTGCTCACTCTGAAAAAAGCTTTGTTCGAATGTATAGGTGTCTCATCAACCAGAAGAGCTGCATCAATGAAATATGAGCCTTCTCGCTCAAATCTGCACCGTAACAGACTAATATCTATAGAGGCTGCGATGTCTGTTTCACGTCCTTGAGAGTCGCTAGCTCTAACCCATACACCTCTTTTTTGAGATACCGGGATATTGGTGCCACCTCCATCCATAAGCACCTGAAACTCTAAATAATAGGGTTTGTTGTGCTGCAGTCCAATGAAGAAAACCCCTGCATTCAAATCAAATTCAGACGGAAACTCTTCACAGTCATATGCAAGCAGAGGAGGTGGAATTTTATCCTCTCCTGATCTCCCATTATAGGGAAAAAGGAAAGCTATTTTTTCTTGTGACATTTTTTACCCTTTCACCCAAACGCCTCTTCCGGCCACTCATCCTTAGATCAGACGTAGCTTCGTCTCAATCGCCACACCGATAATTCTGCAATTGCCGTCAATTGGAATCAGTGGCCATTGAGGATTTAGACCCTTAAGGTATTTCTGAGCCCCATCAATGATCAGCTTCTTGAACGTGGCCTCATTGTCATCTACTAGCTTAGCGATAACCAAGTTTCCATTTGCTGCTTCGCGTCCAGTGTCGAAGAGAACGAAGGTGCCTTCTGGTATGCTCAAGCCCATTGGAGATGTCATTGAATCACCTTCAACTTCTAACCAGAATGATGCACCCTGAGTATGGGAGTCAGACTCCAGCCAAAGATCGACATCCTTCAAAGCATAAGGCTCTGTTGCCTCTGCCCAGGCTCCCGCCTGAACCTTACTTATCACCGGATACTTCCTCCCTGGTGTGTAGTGCTCCTTGAAACTCACATTAGGCATTGAACCGTGTGCAGGAGAAATCGTTCCATCTTCGTTAACCAGAAACTCTTTCATACCAAGATATCTAAGTATCTTTGCTATGTCCTCAATTCCCGGCTCGCGTCTTGCATTGAGCCAATGACTAACTGCACCTTTAGTTATGCCAAGGTGTTCCGCTAGCTTTTCCTGGTTAATGCCCAAATCCTTCATTCGGGATTTGGCAAGGTCGTACCATTTCATATTCATTCCATGATCATACAATTCGTAGTCTTTTAATCGAGACACAATACGTATATTTTCTTGCGCCTTTCAGATACAAAATGTATACTTCTGTTTTAAAGGAGGACCCTATGAATAACTTACGCAACATCCGTAAGCAGCTGGGCCTGACGCAGGGAGAGTTAGCTCTCGAGCTTGGTTTAACCAAAGGTGCAATTGGTCATTATGAAAATGGCCGCCGCAGCCTAAACGTCACTCAGTGTCGTGAACTGTTGGCCGTATTCAACAAACACGGTGCGTCAGTGGGAATTGATGACTTATTCCCACCTACAGCAGCTTAAGCAACACCGCTCTTTAAAACTCTGAAACCGCTCCCGCCTGACAGTGGGGCAAAACCCAAGTGACTTGCTCACCGCAATGTCACGCAATCATTTATCTACAAGGAAATTATTAATCATGGAACAAGCAAGAAACAGCAAGTTGATCAACGAAGTAGAAACAGAGTTACGCAGTCGTCTGACGCACAAAGGTCAGCGTGTTCTGGCTGATGAGGCAGGATGGCACGAATCGAAAGTAAGCCGGTTGAACCTGCGCGATATGGCAACGGTTTTTGTGCTGCTTGAGAAGGTTTGGGAAACGAGCCTGATTGCAGAAGTGGCCCGCCAGGCTGTGGCTGCTGCGATTGGAAAAGAAAAAGCCTCAAGTTGCGCTAACAACTTTGAGGCCTGATGCGAAATGACTGGATCAATTCACAGGAGTAATTATGCCAAAGAAACACGTTGTGTACCAGGCGGATTTACACAAAAACATTACCAGATCCCGATATTTGCGCTCATGTAACCCGATTCTGGCTGAGAAGCTGAGAGAGATACTGGAAGAGCACAAGGTGAAGGAGAAGGGCAAATGAGTGTTGTACGTAACCTATCAGATTATCGCCCTTCTACGGAGGGTATGGAGCGTCGCGTGGCTCAACTGGAAGATGGATTCACCCGTCTTGCCAATGCGCTGTATGACGAGCTTATCGGTGCTGATTTAACGAAGAATCAGAGCAAGGTAGCACATGCCATCTGCCGTAAAACTTATGGCTTTGGCAAGAAGATGGACCGTATTGCCGACAGCCAGCTTGCAGAGCTGACAAGACTTCCCCGCCAGAAAGTTAATAAGGCCAAGAATGAGCTTATCGAGATGAAAGTCATCATCCGCGAGGGTAACAAGATTGGCCCAAACAAAGAGGTTTCGGAGTGGTGTGTGACCGGTTGTCACTACTCTGGTGATAATGTCACTGCATTGGTGACAAATAATGTCACCAAAACGGTGACAGGGGTGTCACCAAAACAGAGTCACACAAAAGAAACTATTCAAAAGAAAAAAGAAACCCCTATATCCCCAGAGGGGAATTCATCGGTTTGTGAAGAAAAACCAAAGCGCCAGACAGTCAGCAAATACCACTTCGACCGTGACCGCCTGAAAGACACATGGAATCGCAAAGCTGAAACATTCGGCCTGCCGAAAATCCTCAGCATCAGCGCTACCACCGAGAAGGGCATCAAGCGTCTGTACGATTCCCATCTGAAGCACTGCAAAGAGACCGGTCGTCCCAGCCAGCAAATTGACACCTTCGTGAATGGCTACATTGAGTTTGGGTACCAGCCTTCTGATTGGGCCTGCGGCGCTAACCCTGGCGGAAAGCGTTACGGCATCGACACGGCGCTGACCCAGAAGAAGATCGACGAAATCATCAGCCAGGAGGGGTGAGATGGACAGCTTAGACTTTGAACAACAACTTATCGGCTCGATGCTCATCAAGGGTGATCACATCGACTCCCGTGAGATAGCCAGCAAACTACCTGCTGACGCCTTTGCCAATCATCACCTTCGCAACATGTATTCAGCCATTTGCCGGTTGCTGGACAAGTCGGAGCCAATCGACCCTTTTACGGTTCGTGATGGCATCCCGGAGGAAAGCCGTGACTATGTGCTTACGCTGGCCAAGAACTGCAGCTCAGCAGCCAACATCAAAGCATGGGCAAAGCGTGTTCGTCAGTGCTGGATGGTGCGAACCAGCATCTCAGAGATTGAATCTGCTCTGGCCATGCTGAGAGACGTCAACACGCATAACATCAATCAACAGACCGCCATCGTGTCAGGCATCCTGTCAAAGCTTCAGTTTGAAACAAACGACAAACTGCCTCGCCGCATTGGGGACCTTATCCCGGATTACCTGAATGTTCTGGAAGAGCGCATGAAGGGTGCGGAGTCAGGTTTATATCTCCAGACAGGCATCGAAGCGGTTGATAATGCTTATGGAGGCTTTGACCGTACAGACCTGATAATCATCGCCGGGCGCCCTGGCATGGGTAAAACAGAGCTGGCCATCAATATCGCCAACTCTATCGGTCGCCAGAAGGGTAAAGGCCTGCTGATGTCCATGGAGATGTCAGAAACGCAGGTCGTTGAGCGCCACATCGCTGACCGTGGCGGATTATCGATCACCACCCTGCGCAACCCGCTTGGCATGGACCAGGAGGACTACACAAGGCTCACAACAGCAACAGGAACGTTGATTGACGAGGATAACTTTGTGCTGGCCGGTTCGTTCACAGTAGATGAAATTATCGCTCAGGCTGAGCGTTTGAATATGGACGGCGGCTTGAGCTTCCTGGCCATCGACTATCTGACTCTAATCGACATGCCCAAGGCTGAGCGTATGGACCTGGCCATCGCAGAAGTAACGCGAAAGCTGAAGCAGTTCTGCCTGCGCAATAAGGTGCCGGTAATTCTGCTTGCACAGCTTAACCGCAAAGTGGATGACCGCGCCGATAAACGCCCAAACATGGGAGATTTGGCTGGGTCGAGTTCAATCGAGAAGGATGCCGATGTGATTTTCTTCCCGTACCGAGACGAGGTTTATAACGATAACAGCGACATGAAAGGCATTGCTGAGCTTATCGTCGGTAAATATCGCTCTGGCCAACCGCAGACGTTTTATATGGGATGGCGCAATGGCCACTTCATCAACATCGATCAGCAGGAAGCAGCGCAGAAGTACACGGAAAACAAAAACAAATCAAACAAGCCGGCGAAAGCCAATGACTGGCGCTATGGAGGCAACTCAGATGAGTGATGCGTCCATGATGAACTCACGCCAGCAGCCGGTTAAACCAAAGAGAGGGGGAGGGTTTTAGGATGAGTATGCGAAGAAAAATTAATTCAATTCTTAAATCAAAAGGCATCAAAACAGAAAGTATCACTTACGACAGGTCGGGAACAACTCAGGATGAGTGGGGCATTTGGACAATAACCCTGACGAAAGAATCCAGAGATGGGATCCGGTTAAAACATGAAGATCAGAAATTCTGTGGTGTGATTGAAATTTTTGACCCAGAAGATGGGCTTGAGAATCTAGCAGAGCTGCCAAGTATCAAGGAGGAATCATGCGCCAACTAACCGCCAGTGAAGCAAGCAACGATGAGATAGAGCGGCAGATATTTGAACAGCTAGTCAGAAATGTAAGCCACTCCAAAAACCTTACCCGCGTTAATGATGGAAAAAACTATCAGGATGGAGAAATAGACACTGCATGGATTTTCTTTCATGAGGGCTGGCAGGCAGCATTGAAAAGCAAGCGGGGGGAAGTATGAATTACAGCGAACTTTCAGACTTTGAAATTAACAAAGCGGTTGGTTGCGTTACTGGTGAGGCGACTAGTTCTGAGGGTGCATTTAATCTGGTAATTCGAAATACCAACGGCTATAAATTCGACCCCTGCAACTCGTGGGCAGATGCGGGGCCGATTATTGAAAAGAGTGGTATTGGTATAATGCCAATGCTTATGGGGTGGCGCGCAGCAACCGAAAAAGGATGTAGGGATTACACCAGCATTGCTAATGAAAACCCACTACGCGCCGCCATGATTGTCTTCCTGATGATGCAGGAGCACACATGCCCCAAACTTTCCTACAGTGAAGAAATAAACGCAGCGGTCGGGATGAATCATGACAAGCAACGATGAGAGTAAATTCCTAGCCTGGTGGTTTCAGCCAGAGCAAGACAAGCTCAGAACCCATTGCTCACCAAATTGGGCGCTGATTATCTGGCGTGCCGCTTTGAACAGCAAGCAGGAGAAAGTATGAATGAATGCAAAAACTGTAACGGAACTGGATATGTTCTTTCTTTCAACGAAGGCGATCAAGACTGGGAAGAGGTCCTGTGCGAAAACTGCCTGGGTAGTGGATTAGACGACGGTGATGGAGAAAATTCATGAACAACGTCATCCCACTCCGGCCTGACCCACTCCACGAAGAATTCCGCAAATGGTACTCAGAACCAACTCAGGAAGAGTTGCGAAAAGGCTGTGCCGAGGGTTGGGCCTTCAAAATCTGGCAAGCCAGCCGGAAAAATATTGTTATCGATACCGGGTATCTGCTTGGTGATGGTGAAAATGAAGACAGTGATTACACGCTGGGATTCAACCAAGGCATTACTAAAGCTGATCGAGCCATCCGTGCGGCAGGATTGCAGGTCAAAGATAGCTATCCAGGCCTAGCCTCAAAATATTCAGAGGATTCAGACAATGGAGAAGATGACCTTCCTGCTTCGTAATGAGCAAATAAGAAATAACCTGATAGAGCACATTAAAAAACTACCTCTCAACGACCACCACCCCACCACTGTACGCATCTCCGATTTCGACCGTTCGCTATCTCAAAACAGCATGTTCCACGCTCTGTGTGGCGAAGTGGCGCGTCAGGCTTTCTGGATGCAGCAAAGGAGAACGGCGGTGCAATGGAAAACTCTTTTCGTTTCCGGGCACTCTGTGGCAACCGGCATGGGAGCAGAGGTGGTTCCTGGGATTGAGGGCGAGTTCTGCAACATCAGGGAATCAACCGCAAAAATGGGGATTAAGCGCATGAACAGCTTAATCGAGTATTCCACAGCCTGGGCAGTAGGCAATGGCGTCAGATTGCGCGACGTCAGATATGGCAATGACTATTTCGGGAGTGCAGCATGAACGCACTGATAAAAACCATTCCTGAGCTACTGATTACCACCAGAGGCAATCAAACAAAGGTAGGCGAAATACTTGGCATAAGCAGGCATACCGTCCGCGAATACGCCAGAGACTTCGAAGCCAAAAAGCACATAGTCATCAACGGCGTGCTGATGGTGGCACAGGGAAATCGTGGCAACAGAAGCAAAGGTGGCGAAATTGAAAATCACACCCTTCGTGCATGACCCCTGCGACACCTCAACAGCCGACGAACTCCTTTCCCGATACAAACTCCGAAACATCCAGGCAACCAAAGCACTCTCATTCGACCCGTGCCTGTGGATTGTCACTGCGATGTTGCCAGAGTTCCGGGAAAGGCCAATACCAACCAGGCAGTATAAAAACCCAATGTGGAGCAGGTTATGAAACTCACACCAAAGCAGCGGTCAGTGCTGCGTATGAAGTTTGGAGGTAGGTGCGCCTATTGTGGTTGCGAAATTCCTGAAAAAGGCTGGCACGCTGACCACCAAAAACCAGTAATCAGATTCGGTAATAAAATGGTCAAGCCAGACATGGACGTGCTGGAGAATCTTGTTCCAGCGTGTCACGCATGCAATCTGCATAAGCATTGCAGCAGCCTAGAGGATTATCGCCGCATTATTGATGATGGTCGCCGAGAGTTTTTGCGATCAGGAAAAGGAAAGGCACTCGTCAGAATGGGCCTCGTTGAAATGAAAGACGACCCCATTGTTTTCTGGTTCGAGCTTTATGAAGGGGCAGAGAATGCCGCATGAACGCTGCTGCCGATGTCACACCATCCTCACCTCAGAGGAAAAGCAATACTACGGGTGCTCATGTAATGAATGCGAAAACGACCTCAGACATGAAGAGTGGGAACAGCCGGTCAAGTCAGCCTACTGGCGTTGGCGGGCAATCTGTTACTGCCTGCGTTGGCTGTGGAATAAGCCTCAAACCATTCGAGGTGTACGCCTGTACCGATTGCCTAAACTTCTGGCTGATGTCAGATCCAAACGGGCTAATGGGAGAAGATGATGAGTAAGCTACGCAATGAAGCGCGGGGCAGGGAATGCCAGGTCAGGTTGCCGGGCGTGTGCAATGGCAATCCTGAAACAGTAGTGCTCGCGCATTACCGCATGGTTGGTATTTGCGGAACGGGAATGAAGCCAGACGATCTTTTTGGCGCATGGGCCTGCTCATCTTGCCATGAAGAGATAGACCGACGCACAAGGCGCTGCGAAGTCACGGAAGCGCGCATAGCTCATCTGGAAGGTGTTATTCGCACACAGGATGCTCTGTTGCGGGAAGGAAAGGTGAAACGATGAATGAATATCGAATAGAGCTACCATGGCCGCCCGGAAACAATCACCTCTTCTCAGTGTTTCGCGGTCGAAAGATAAAAAGCAAAAAGGGAAGGGAATACACCTCAGCAGTAGCCAGGCAAATCGCAGAATCAAATCAGCAATACAATCTCACCGGCAAGCTCAAAGTAAAAATCAACGCATATCCACCTACACGCGCCCGGCGTGACCTCGACAACCTTTTCAAAGCACCTCTCGACTCATTAACCCAGGCAGGCGTCATTGCAGACGATAGCCTGATTGACGACGTGCGCATGGTTCGTTGTGAGGTCGTTAAAGGCGGCCGGCTGGAAGTGATCATTACCGAGATGGAGACATTATGATTGATAAAGCAACGATTTACCTTTTGGCGGGCATTGGTCTTTTTTCCTGCATCCTGTTTGCCTTCGTCTGGTTATGTTCGGCGGCGAGGGTGGTCTGGCTGTATTTCAACTGGAGCGTTTCCCAAGCGCTAAAAGCAAGGCGTCTGGCAAGAAAAATCAGGAGGGAGGCATCATGACCGAATACCTCAAAGCCAAATGGCGACGGCTTCGCATTATGAAAATGCGCGGAATGGCGGAGATTAACTACCGGATTATCCGGCTGGAACTGAAAATATCAGGAGAGAGAAATGCGAATAGAGCGTGACTATCAGCAAATCGTGAGGCTCTCAGGTGTTCGTAGCGCTGCCGATATGCGCAGGCTGTTTGGTAATGGATGGAAGACGATCAATCGCTCACAGCAGGCCTGGGTAAGGCATTTGCTCACAGTCTGGGGTGATCACCTCGGCGGTGAAGATTACGACCGTGGAGAGGTTAATGTAATCGGCCGGCTGATGATGCGCTGTGAATGGAGCGAACAGAAAGCAAAGCAGATTGAGAAAATAGTCTCACAGCTTCACTGCGAAGGGTTGCGGGGAGATGAGCTATTCCGCAAGGCGCGAGACCTGCTTATACCTCAGTCATCAACGGCAAACATCATCGCTCTCGCCAAAGAATCAGATGATGCCGCCTTCGTTGAATCTGTCATGGTAAAGACGTTCGGTAAAGATAACCCGCTTCGTAATGTAGCCAGATTACGCTACTGCAAGCGCAAGAGCGTGCAAAATATCGGTGCCTCGCTGATTTATTATTGCCGAATCACCTCAAAGGAGGCCAGAAACAGAATGGAATGGGCCATGGATATCCTTGAGGGAGAAATGTATTACGCAATAAAACGAGAAATGGAGAAGGAGATTCCTAAAATAGCCGCATGAACAGAAAATAAGCACGAATTGCTAAAGACAAAGGGCAAGCAACCTGGCATATTTGTGACATGCTCGGGAAGTGAAGCGAACAGAGCTTTAATTTAACCGGTCAGTTGCAAACAAGTGGATGCCAATAGCCTCGCAGCCTTACCAGCTAGCGGGGCTTTTTATTGTCCGCAACAAATCAGCTCTGGGCAGATATGCCAGGCATTTAATCGCGTTTGCGTCAGAGCATCTAATTACAAAGACCAGCCACTGAGCTGGTTTTTTCGTTTTCGCCCCTTGCCAATCAACGCGACCTCACGGATTTCCCTAAGTGGCAAGCGGGCGTTCTTTTACAGCTCAGGCCGGAAACCTCTGGCGTTGCCGGAGACGGCTATGAACAGCACGCAATACCCTGGCTTGCGAGGTCAGGCATGAATGAAAGTTTATTTACCAGCATTGGCGCATTGCTGCTTGGTGGCGGCGCAGTAGCATTATTCTGGAAGCCACTAATAGCTGGCATTACCTCAATCGTCACCAACAACCGCGCAAGCGGAGACATCATCACCGGTTACAAAGAGCAGGTTCAGCTACTTAAGGAGAGCAATGCGCTACTCAGGGAAGAGAATGATGAGCTGCGCGACCGGCATGATCGTAACCTCCGCCGCATATCCACTCTTGAAACTGACCTCCGCCTTATCAAGAACGCGCTCGGCATCCTTCTGGCTATGTCTGAGGCGACAAATTCTACGGGTAACGAAAGATTCAGAAGTGAAGTAAACAGGCTGATCGCCACACTGGAGGACGACAGCGATGCAAACAACAAATAAAGCGGGGCATAAGCGCAATGTCATCATTGGCTCGCTTCTGCTTCTGATGAGCGTCATCTGTATCATCATGACAATCATCTTTGTCTACGTCAGCAATCAGGCTAACGAGAGAATTGACGGCATCAGGGCCGACTATCAGAAAGTTGCAGAACGCCGGGATAAGAAAGTAAGCCAGCTTGCAAAACAGGTTGAGCAGATGCAGAAGCAGCTAAGCCAAATACCCGACCAGACAGCTAACAAAACCGCCGACAAAGTTAACCAGGTCGTTAAAGAGGATGAAGCCAAATGAGTCAGATAATCGCCATCCTTAATTACGAAGAAGGTTTTCGCACTAATCCCTACATCGATACGGAAGGTTATCCCACGGTAGGGGCGGGCTTTCTGATTGGGCCAAAGGGTGCGGCATTAAGCAATTACACCTTCTCTCTGCCAAAGCAGGTTTCAGACGTCTGGCTACAGGAGCTTGTAGATAACCGAGTCAAGCAGATGAATGCTAAGCCGGCAATTATGGCAGCACTCAACAAGTGCAATCCAGCGCGACGGGATGTGCTTATCAGCATGGCTTACCAGCTTGGTACGGATGGGCTGGCTGGCTTCAAGAATACCCTGGCAATGGTTGCTGCGGAAAATTTCGCAGGCGCAGCCAGTGGGATGCTTAACAGTCTGTGGGCCAAACAAACACCAAAGCGCGCTAACCGGCATGCAGAGGTAATGCGCACTGGCACATATGACATCTACAAGGGTCTCATCTGATGGACGTATTCAGCATGCTTCGTGGTTCATCAGGCACCATATCACTGAGCCGCACACAGGCCGCTGTGGCGTTTATCGTTTGCTGCGGTGTGGTTGGCTGGCAGGCGTACAAAGGCACGCTTTCAGACGTCACTTTCGGTCTCTTCTTCGGGTTTGCCACTGCCGGTTACATAGGTGCGAAAAAGATCGCATCAGACAAAGACCTGAACGAGCAGAAACTGGATGCAGGAATCAACCCGGAGAATAAGCCATGAGCACGATTGAGCTAATCATCAGCGGTATAGGCGTAATTATTGCGCTGGTCGCTGGGGCTTTTGGTCTTGGTCACTCGAAAGGAAAAGCCAAAGCAGAGTATCAGGCTGCAGAAAGAGAAACACAGACCAATATCGAATCCATGAAGGCGGCCACACAGCGCCAGACAGAAACAGCGAAAGGAGCATCAGATGTTCAGGAAAGTGTTTCCCGTATGCCTGGCAGCGCTGTTGATGACGAGCTGCGCAAAGACTGGCTCAACAAGGGTTGAGGTGGTGGATACTGCATGTAACTGGGTAAAGCCAATCATGGTGACAGAGGCCGACATCATGACAATGGATGAGCGCACTAAACGGGCCATCCTGACCCATAACAAGACATGGAAAGCCAACTGCCAGCAGGAAGCGAAATGAGTGGATACTCGATCTACAACATCCTGTCTGGAGTTTGCATTGGTGCGCTGATAATGACATGGGTAGGAATATGGTTCTGGTATCGCCAAGAACAGCGCCACCGCAATGAGTTATGCCGTCTTCAGCAACAAATAATCACTGAAGTAAAAAGCAGCCTCAAGAAGTAACGGAGCCCCGAAAAAGCGGGGCATTTTTATAACCGCCCGATGGTGTTCGGTTATTGCAGTGTCATTTCATCCGCGCAGTCGCATGCGCATCTCAACGAGAGCCTTTCAGTAAGCGAGCCTGAGAATTGCCGTTATAGGTGGCGACCTCTCTCGGGCGGCTTTTCTGTGCGAACAGGTTCACTTTCTAAAAGGTAGAAACGCAATGACCTATCCAACCGTGATTGTAAACGGCGTATCAGTTCGTGTAGACAGCGAGGGACGCTACAACCTTAATGACCTGCACGCAGCAGCTGTACTCAAAGGCGAAGCAACAGAGGCTCAGCGGCCAAGTAAGTTCATGCGCAGCTCTCAGATTGGCCGGTTTGTAGACTCCCTGACCAAAGCCCAAAAAAGGGCTTCGGTAAAAGTTATCAAAGGCGGCACTGAGTCAGGCATATGGGGATTGGAGCTTGTGGCAATTCGGTATGCAGCCTGGCTGAATCCAGACTTCGAAATCAGGGTATATGAGACCTTTCGCGAGGCGGTATTAAACGGCATCAGCTACATGAGCCAGTTAAACCGACTGGACTTGTTGATCGCCACAGAGACTGAGCAGGTTAGCGGATGTGCTCGCACCATGAACAAGTGGGGGCGAGGTGGACGCAAGGCATTACTCAACAATGCCCGAGAGAGAATCATTGAGCAGATGGATCCTGACATGGTTTCACTAATGGAAGGTAAGGCCGCATAGAAGTGTGAGAGCCTCTTTCACAACGGCTTTAAAAAAAAGGCCCATGAGGGCCGAACTTGCGGAAAACAATTTCTTATTGTGCCTTTCATGTTAACAGCCTGTGTCTGTATCACAAGCACAAGCGGCAAAGCTTTACGAATCTCTCCGACAAGGGATAACGGTTAGCCACGCTGTGAAGCGTTGCGAAGCTGGTACACAGTCGAATATGCATACTACTTAGAAATGATGTTGCTTGTTGATATAGACGTTATTTCGATAATTTCGCTTATTGCGTCTTTATCAATGAGCAGCCTCTGCAAAATTTCATCATCTTTGATCGCTTGCAGATAATTCTCCTCTTCTTCAACGATTTTGAAGAAAGTTACAACGGCTTGGCCAGTAATCCTCATTTCTTTCTTAGACACAAGTAACCTCATCAATCAGGAATAATAATGGCGCTCAAAGCGAAACAGGAAAAGTTTTGCCAAGAGTACCTCGTAGATCTAAATGCCACGCAAGCGGCTATTCGTGCGGGGTACAGTGCAAAGACTGCCCGCAATGTTGGGTGCGAAAACCTAACAAAACCGTACATTGCTGCACGAATCGCTGAATTACAAGCAGATGCTCAACAGAAGCATGGCATCAGCCGAGAGAGCATCCTCAAAGAGCTTGAAGAGGCCAGGACCGCAGCTCTCACATCCGAGACTGTACAGGCGTCGGCAGCTGCATCAGCGACTGTCCATAAAGCCAAGCTGTTAGGCCTGTACGACTCGCCAGAAGACATCGAACTGAAGCGACTTGAGATAGAGCGCCGCAAGCTCGAGATAGAGAAGCTGAGACGTGAAGCATCAATGGGTGCGGACGATAATCCGATCACTCGCATGGAGGTGGTAATTGTCGGGCAGAACAGTAACGACGACGCTAACGCCTCCGCAGGGTAAGTTCTTTAGCCTCCAGTGCAAGTATCCAGCCTTTGTAGGCGGATTCGGCACTGGGAAAACAGAGACAATGGCAGTGAGCGCCTTCAGAGACGCAAGTCATTCATCTGACGCGCTGATAGCGATGTACGAGCCAACCTATGACCTCATCCGTCTCATTCTCGCGCCACGCATGGAACAGAAGCTGAGTGAGTTTGGCGTTCGGTATAAGTACAACAAGTCAGAGAACATCATTTACACAGCGTCATCAGGCATTGGCGACTTCGTGTTACGCACGCTGGATAATCCTGCACGCATCGTAGGATATGAGTCCTACCGCTCACACATTGACGAAATAGACACCCTCAAAGAGAAGCATGCAGAGGAAGTGTGGATAAAAGTTATAGCGCGCAACCGTCAGCGCCCCAACGGAGTTCCTCAGCCCTTTAATCGGGTTGGCGTTTACACCACTCCAGAGGGCTTTCGTTTCGTCTATAAAACATGGAAGCGTAATCCTAAGCCTGGCTATGAGATGGTGCAGGCATCGACATACAGCAACCCATTCCTGCCTGATGACTACGCTGACACATTGCGGGGATCATACCCGGCGCAGCTTATCGAAGCCTATCTAAATGGCGACTTCGTTAACCTGACCAGCGGGACGGTATATCACTGCTATGACCGTAAGCTAAATGCCAGTATCGAGCGCGTTCAGGCCGAAGAGGCGATTCATGTTGGCATGGACTTCAACGTTGGCAAGATGGCGGCGATTATCCATGTGCTTCGTGGTAATGAGCCTCACGCAGTAGATGAAGTCACTCAGGGGTACGACACACCTGACGTCATCAAGACGCTCAGAAACCGCTATCCGAAAAACACCATCAACGTTTACCCGGACGCCAGCGGCAATAGCAGGAAGTCAGTCAACGCATCAGAAACAGACCTCAGCTTGCTTCGCGCTGCAGGCTTCAGTGTACATGTTGATGGCACGAACCCTTCAGTAAAAGACCGTATCAACTCGGTGAACGCGATGTTCCTGAATGCAGCCGGAGAACGCAGATACCGAGTTAACGCCGATAGCTGCCCTGTTTACGCAGAGTCACTAGAGCAGCAGATATGGGCTGAGAATGGCGAGCCAGACAAGACGGCCGGCTTCGACCATACGAATGACGGTGGCGGCTACTTCATTGTGAAGCGCTTCCCAATTATCAGGCCGACCGTTCAGACACCTATTTCCTTCAGACGATAAGCGACTATGGCTAACTTTTCACACGCAAGAGCAGAATACAGCGATGCCGCAAAGTCATGGCAGCTTGTCAAAGACTGTGTGGCCGGAAGCAGGGCTGTGAAGGATAAGGGCATTCTTTACCTACCAATGCCTGATCCAACTAATGACAGCGAAGAGAATAATGCACGCTATGAAGCGCTGCTTAAGCGCGCCATGTTCCTTAACATCACCGGACGCACGCGTCAGGGGCTGGTTGGCGCAGTATTCCGTAAAACCGCTGAGGTAGATTTGCCGGATTCGGTGAAATACCTAATCGAAAACGCCAGCGGTGACGGCACCAGCCTTGAACAGCTTTCCAAAGAAGCGGTAGGTGAAGACCTTGATACCGGTCGCGGTGGATTCTTCGTGGACTATCCGACCAGTGATGCGCCGGAAGGCACCCGTCCCACACGCGCACAGACAGCAGGGCGATTCGCTCACATTCACCTCTATGAAGCGCTGAGCATCATCAACTGGCGTGAAGATGTGATTGATGGCGTGCGCAAGCTGACACTGGTTGTTTTCGCTGAGTGTTACAACAAGGCGGAAAACGATGAATTCACTTTTGACGTCAAAAAGCAGTTCCGCGCACTGACACTGGAAGACGGCGTGTACCGTCACCGCATGTGGCATGAAGATGATCAGTATGAATCTCCACAGCTTGACGTCTACCCGACAGACTTTAATGGCAACCGGTTCGATCATATCCCGTTCTACTTCTTCGGCGCTGAGAGCAACGACGCCCGTATTGATAAAGCACCACTGGAAGACCTGGCTGAGGTTAACGTGCTTCACTATGGCAACAGCGCCACGGTGGAGGAATCGGGCTTCATCAGTAGCCAGCCTACGCTGTTCTTCACGACCAGCATCGACCAGCAATCTTTCGAATCATGGAACCCCGGCGGTATCCAGATTGGGTCTACAAGGGGTTATTCTCTTGGCTCTGATGGCAATGCAATTATGCTGCAGGCCAGTGAAAGCCAGTTAGCCCTGAAGCTGATGCAGGAGAAAGAGAACCAGATGCTGATGATTGGTGCGCGCATTGTGCAGCAGTCAGGGCAGAACGAGACAGCAGAAGCAGCCCGCATCCGCTACAGCAGCGATAACAGTGTGCTGGGCACGATTGCCGGTAATGTTAGTGAGGCGATCAAGCGTGCAATCCTGGACGCCCAGTTGTATATGAGCGGCAAAGCTGACATGGCCAATACCGTGTTCTGGCTAAATCAGGAGTTCTTCGACGCATCACTCACCTCTCAGGATGTTCTGGCACTCATCCAGAGCTGGCAGCAGGGCATCATCGCGAAGAGCGACGTACGCACCAAGTTCCGTCAGACAGGCTGGCTTGAGGCCGACCGCAACGATGATGACATTGATGCTGAACGCGCTGAAGAGCCACCGGTTGAAGGTGACACAGTCACTGATGACCCCGAGCCAGTCACTGAGGAATAACCATGAGCGCAGACGGTTACACGACAGACGCCGCCACGCGCCATCAGGTTTACGTGCAGCGATTCGGTTCTGGACTGGCAGGTAAAGCAGCTAAATTTGTCCGCAAGGCTATCAGGCGCGCTAAAGAGACAGTTAACGAAGGCCTGAGTCAGTATGCCACCGCTCGCTATAACCGGCAGATAGAAACGCTCAGGAGTGACCTGAACGCTATCTACGGAGAGCTTTCACAGCAGCAGAAGCTCGACCTGGGCGAGTTCGCGCAATACGAATTATCCTTCAACAGCAAGTTACTCGGCCAAATCGTCAAAGCGTCTGTGCGCCTCGCTGATCCATCAGCGGAGATGATAGCCGCTGCTGTGCTGTCTGGCCCGTTAGAGCTTGCTGTGGGGCGTGGCAGGCAGGTTATCGACATTACCGGTGCGCTGGCGCAGTTCGGCAGCAAAAAAACGGCGGATATCCTCAGTGAGATTGCTATCGGCTCATCACTCGGTGAGACGCAGAAGCAGATTGTTCGTCGTCTGACCTCGCTGGGTGTGTCGCATGAGGAGCAGGTCGGCTCGCTGGTCAGGACGATGGCTAACCACGTAGCCTCATCTGCCCGATCTGAAACAATGAAGTCGAACGATGACATCCTTGAGGGAAAGAAAAGGGTAGCCACGCTGGATGGTCGGACAACGCCGCTTTGCCGATCACTGGATGGCAAGGTGGTGCCGCTTGATGCCATATCGCCGCCATTTCACTGGGGATGCCGCACATCAGAGGTTCCGGTATTGAAGGCTGAGTACCGCCGGGAGATTCCCGGATCGACCCGGCCAGCAGTTGGCCCTGATGGTGTTGAGCAGGTCAGCAGTAAAACGACCTACGGCGAATGGCTTGCAAGGCAACCGGCATCTTTCCAGAAAGAGGTGCTCGGACCATCGCGCTACAAGCTCTTCAGCAAAGGCGATCTCAGCATTGATAGTTTCGTCGATGATAACGGCAAGCAGTACACCCTCGACCAACTCAAAGATTTAGAGCCGCATGCCTTCGAGCTTGCAGGCCTTGATTAATCACATCTAAACGCTGGCCGGGCCAGCACACATCCATTCAGGAGAATGTATGACTCTGAAGTATCAGCTTACCGCTGAGGAATTTGCTCAGCTCGATGAAGCCAAACAGTCGCTGTATGTGCAGCATGGTGAGGTTTATCAGCTACAGGTTGATGGCATCCCACAGGAAGATGTCAGCGGACTTAAGCGCCAGCGTGACGAGCTTCTGGCAGAGAAGAAGGCCGAGCAGGAGCGTCGCCGGGCAGCAGAAGAGCAGGCGCAACGTGAAGCCGATGAGCGAGCGCGTGCAGAAGGGAACTACCAGCAGCTTTTCGAAAGCTCACAGGCAGAGCTTGAACGCGAACGTAGCAGCCTTACAGAGCTTCGCCGGTCAATCGAGCAGCGGGACATCAACCTCGCGGCCACTCGCGTCGCTACAGCCATTGCAGACGGATCAAATGCTGAAATCCTCACTGAGTTCATCGCCCGCCGCCTGAAGGTGGCAGAAGGCCAGGTACGCATTACTGACGAGTCAGGAAATCTTACGGTTAGCACACTCGCTGACCTGCAGAAAGAGTTCGAAACCTCTCCGCGTTACGCATCCCTCGTGCGCGGTAGTCAGGCAGGTGGCGGCGGGGCCGCGCCTAAGAGTGGTGACCGGGTTACCAAAACATGGGAGCAATTATCCGGCATGGAGCGCGTAGAGCTTCGCCGAAACAACCCCGCCGAACATGCGCGACTAAAAGCAGCGCATGAGGCATCCAAATAAGGATTTAAGCAATGCCAACCATTCTTTCTGACGTAGTTTTCCGCGATGAACTGCGCGACTACATGCAGGTGAATACCGCTGAGAAGACCGCCTTTTTCCAGTCCGGTATTCTCGTAAACAACAGCGACATGTCTTCGCTGCTGGCATCACCATCCAACACCTTTACCATTCCATGGTGGGTTGATCTGGATGCGTCGATTGAGAGCAACTACTCGAATGACGTCTACACCGACATTGCTGTGCCACTGTCAGTAACCTCTTCAAGTATGCAGGCCCGCGCCGCATACCTGAACGAGGGCTGGAACGCGATGAACCTGGTGAAGAACATCACTAATCAGGATCCTCTTGAGTACGTAGCAAGCCGCCTGACCAGTTACTGGCAGCGCGTGGCGCAGCGCCGCACCATTGCCACCGTAGTCGGCCTGTACAATGACAACGTTGCGGACAATGGCGGCGATATGGTTGTTGATGCAGGCGGGCCAATCACTGCAGCAGCGATTATCCGCGCCAAAGCGACTATGGGTGACTACACCCCGCAAATCGTTACACCAAACGGCACTAAAGCGCTGAGCACTATTGCAATGCACACTGCCGTGTACACCGAACTGCAAATCCTGAACCTCATCGACTTCACGCCGATTGCGGATCAGGTTCCTGAGTTCGGACGTTATCAGAACATGATTGTCGTCCTGGATGACAGCATGCCTGTAATCGGTACGGGTGCAGACGCTAAGTATCTGTCAGTCATCTTTGGGCCGGGCGCTATCGGTTATGCTGAAGAGCAGGATGAAGACGATATGGAATACGATCGCGAGCCCGCGCGTGGTAACGGCGGCGGCGCTGAAACCCTCTGGACACGCCGTAACTTCGTATTGCATCCGCTGGGCTACTCATTCCTGAGCGCAACCATTACAGGTACGGCGGGCACCACTCGTCCAATCTCTGCTAACTGGTCCGATCTTGCGCTAGCTACTAACTGGGCGCGTAAGTTTAGCCGCAAGCAAATCCCACTGGCGTTTGTAACATCAAAGGTAGCCTCGTAATTCCTTCGGTTTAACCACTAAGGAGGATTTATGGCGGATGAACAAAAGCCATTGTTAAATCAGGGAGGGCGCATGCCCTTCCAGTACAGCTTAGGAAGGCTGTACAGCGAATTCTCAGCCATTCTTCAGAAGCAACAGAACCGGCAGCTTCAGTTCAGGACTAATGATGCCAACGTTCTCTACTGGAAATGGTCAGACGAAACAAGCTGGAAAGAAGTGGCTGAGATGAGCAACGCCTCGCCAGCCACATCTATTTCTGCCGTATCGGGGTTGCAGCAGGCGCTTGATTCCAAGATGGACGACGGTGTTATCACTGTTTCAGACATTGAAGGGCTATCAGCAGCAATGCAGTCGCTTGCTGACTGGGGTTCAATCAAAGGGAAGCCGGAAACATTCCCTCCATCGAGCCATAAGCACGATATCGCGGATGTTACCGGACTGCGCACCGAACTGGACAGCAAAGTAAATGATGGCGAGGTTTCAGTTGATTCGGTGACGGGGTTGCCGGAAAAGCTTGAATCCCTGGCTAACACCCAGTGGAGTGAAGTTAGTGGCAAGCCGGACAGTTTCCCACCTTCAGCTCACAAGCACGCTGTCGCTGATGTTGAAGGCCTTACAGAGTCATTAAGCTCTCTGAGTAAGCCAGCGTGGGATTCAGTGTCTGGCAAGCCGTCATCATTCACCCCGTCATCCCATAAACACGGCATAACTGATGTGAACGGCCTTCAGGCTGCGCTTGATGCAAAGCGCAATGGTGGCGCAATTGCAACATCAGATGTGACCGGGCTTGATGAGCAGCTAAAGCGAATTGGCACATCTCCTGCCTGGGGAGATGTAACAGGTAAGCCCGAATCATATCCACCATCATCACACACTCATGCTGTCGCCGACGTGACAGGACTTGCTTCTGCTCTGTCCGCCATTCCAAAGACGGAGATTGTGACAGGGAAAGTCGTCACCGCAGGCGTAAAGGTGGCGGTTAAATTCGCCAAAACTTATACCAACCCTCCTGTAGTTCAGCCTTCATCAACATGGGCCGGGCAGCAGGTTGTTGTTGGTGAGGCAACAGATATCACTACCACCGGTTGCAACGTAACAGTCATGCAATCAAAAGGGACGCTCCTTCTTACTGCCGGTCCATTTGAGCCAGCGGCGGCAGGGTCGTCATTCAAAATGCTTGTGATCGGAAATTAGGAGAAGTTCATGACCATCGTAAAAGACAATGTAATCGACCCAGAGCAGAAGGCTCGCTGGGGTTTTGCAGAGAAAGACGGCCAAATCACTGTTGGTCCCGAGACTGTGGGTGAAACAGGTGGTGTTGATCATGCCCGCGCGCCCGTTGATGATAAAGGCGCTCACGGAAATGGGTCGGGCGTACAGCCTACAGCAGCCGACATGGCTGCACTTAAGGCGCGAAATGACGAGCTACAGCAGCAACTGGACGCGGCTAACGCAAAGCTTGCTGAGGGTGGCAGCAACAGCTCTGATCCGATCGACAGCCTCAGCGCCACTGACATCAAAACAAAGCTTGATGAGCTTGGCGTTGAGTACAAAGGCAATGCATCGCGTGAAGCTCTGCTTGAGCAGCTTAAAGCCGCACAGCAGCCGCAAGAGTAACCGAAGGGGCTTCGGCCCCATTTAGCACGGAGTGAACATGACAACGTACATTACCGTCGCTGACGTGGATGAGTTGCTGGGAGCTGACTGGGCGACCGCAGATAAAAAAGCGCGTGCCGTGTTACAGGCCAATGCCTACCTGACAGCGCTCAGCCTGCACGGCGTCCCTGATATCACTCCTGATGAGATTAAGCAGGCAGGGGCCTTTCTCGCTTCTGCATCCGCTGCTGGCGTGCTGTACAAGCAGCAGACTGAATCGGGCGCACTGACCAGTAAAACGGTCGATGCAGATGGGGTAAGGGTGACGAAAAGCTACGCATCATCGCAATCAACCAGCAACTCATCGCTGCCGGAAGATGTCCAGTTGGCTCTCGCGCTCCTAAAGCCGTGGCGCAGCAATCCTCTCGCTTTCAGGGTGTATCGATAATGGGAATTCGAGAAGAGCTGCAGGCTGAGCTATCAGAGGCCTTCGACACTGACCTGTCTGATGCTGTGCATGATTTCACTGGAAGCTATAAAGTGCAGGCTGGATGGGATCCGGTAACGGAGACAGGCGGCGAGATAACCCGAAGCTACTCCGGCCGAGGAGTACTGTCACGGTATGAACTCAGCCGCATTGATGGCGTGAACATCCTGCATGGCGACCTGCGCCTTATTGCGCTGGCTAATGAAGTGACTGACAAGCCCAGCGAGAGCCACGCCATTACCGCGCCCGACCTGGTTACTGGTCTACAGCAAACCTATCGCATCGTCACGCTATCATCAGACCCTGCCGCTGCAACCTACCGGATGCAACTAAGGAGGAAATGATGGCAAAGGGATGGGATAACGACCCGTCACTATTCGCAGGGCTGGTAGAGGAAGAGGTCGGTAAGAAGCTGCGCATCATCTCAATGGCTTTGCTGACTGAGATTGTTCAGCGGTCGCCTGTCGATACAGGCAGGTTCCGCAACAACACAATCGTCAGCCTTGGCTCTGCTGATTACAGTGAACTCGAAGGTGGTGACAAATCAGGATCGGCAGCAATACAGCGCGGCAGTGCAGTTATCGCTAACGGCAAGCCTTACTCAGTCATCTACATCCAGAACAACCTGCCATACGCTGAAGCTCTTGAAAACGGGCATTCACAGCAGGCTCCAGCCGGGGTCTATGGCGTCTCATTCCACGGTGTAACTCAGGCCTACAAATGACGCTCACTGAAATAAGGAACGCAATCATCTCCCGGATGACGGCGCAGACAGCCATTGCCCCAGAAGATGTCAGCTACCCGAACGGTCCAACTTACGACCCTTCTGGTAAATCAATCTGGGCGCGGCTGACAAATATCCCCGGCATGGCAGCAGCGAACGAAATAGGCGCTGGTCCCGTTGTTCATCGTACGGGCATTGCTGTCATTCAGATATTTGTGCCTGCCGGTTCTGGCTCGCTGCTAATCACGCAGACGGCCGACAAGCTGCGCGAGCTGTTTGAGTTCGAAACGGATGGCAGGCTGGACTACTTCGCTGTAAGCGCTGTTGATGCTGGCGAAACGGACGGCTGGGCGCAAATGAACATTCAAATACCTTATCGCGCCGTATGAGGCGCATAACCCTGGAGAAATAATTATGAGCTCAGGCGCTAAGGTCGTTACCGCGTATATTCGCGAAACCACGCCCGGCACCACGCCTGCGACAGGCACATGGAATCTACTGAAGCGCAGCAGCTTCGGTGTGGGTCCGTCGCAGAACATGATCGACAATGACGAAATCGGCGGATCACGCATGGCGCAAGGCCGCTCTACCGGTACGGTAGATGTAGGCGGCGATGTGGGCGCTAAGTTCCGCTGGGGCCAGCATGACGACTTCCTCGCGTCCTGCTTCGGTTCTGAATGGGACAATAATGTGCTCAACATGGGTAACGACCGCATCGCATTCTCTGTCGCCTCGTACGCTGAAGACATCGGCGTAGCGTCCATTGCCCGCGGCTGTCAGGTGGGTACGTTCCAGCTGTCGATTCCGAATGACGGCGATATCACAGCTACCGTTACCTTTGCTGGCCTTGGATTCGATACAAAAGCCGACGACACCAGTTACTTCTCCAGTCCGGTTGATGGTGCAGGCGAACTTCGTTACACCTTCAAGCAGGTAACGGCTATCTCGCTGAATGGCGTGACCGGTGGCGATGGATTCTGTGTCGATACGTTTAATATTCAGTTTGACAACAACCTGCAGACGCAGCGCTGTATCGGCAGCGGCAACCCCTTTGCCGGTGCCAACATCCCAACCACATTCACACCATCAGGCAGCATCACCCTGTCATGGTCGAAGGATGCCTATAACGCCTGGAGAAAGTCGCTGTCAGGCGAGACGATGCAGTTTGGATTCACGCTGGAGAACGATGAAGGCAAATACGTCTTCAACTTCCCGGCAGTGCAGGTCGACGGTGACTGGCCGGATGGTGGCAACACTGACATCGTTCAGGTGCAGTTGAACATCACCGCTGCAGACACGCCGCCAACCATTACCCGCTCTGCTGTCGTGGCCGCTACAGCGCTGTCTGTCGCGCCTGCAACATCAACGGGTGCTGTTGGCTCTAATGTCACGCTGACGGCGACACTGACGCCTGCAGGCTCCACGGATACGGTAATGTGGGAATCCTCAGACACGTCGGTAGCCACTGTCGCTTCAACCGGACAGAAAACAGCACAGGTAACGCGAGTGAAAGAAGGATCCGCCACTATCACCGCGAAAGTACGTACCTTTACCGCCTCAACGGCGATTACCGTCACTGCATCCTGACCTGATTAGCCCGTCCTGGCGGCGGGCTTAATAACGAGAACGATATGATCATCCTGAAACCTAAATTCGATGCTGGCTCAGAGCGCTGGATTGAGCCAATGGAAGGCCTGAAGCTTAAGGTTTGCTCCCTTTCAAAGCCGCAGTTCCGTTCACACAATGCCATGGTGCGCCGTCATATTGACAAGCTGGACTCGCACTACCATGTGGGAACGCCGGAATTTAACCCGGCAGAGGTCGATGTAAGCGAAATCGCAGATGACCTGCTGATTGATTCAGTCACACAACACCTTCTGCTTGACTGGGAAGGCGTGGGTGAGGCTGATGAAGGCGGTAATGAGACTGCTGTCCAGTATACGCCAGAGAAAGGCAAGGCGCTGCTACTTCAGCACCCTGAGCTTTACTGGGCGGTGCTGGGTGCAGCATCTGAGATTGCGCAGGGCAAAGAGGCTCAGAAGAAAGAAACGGTGGGAAAGTCCTCGAAGCGCAGGAATGGCTGAATGTGTACGGCGGCGAGAAAGGCGAAAAGGCCAGATGGACCCGCGAGAAGCTCGGACTCTCCCCAGTGCCTGAGCCGGTGATAGACGGCGTATGCACTGAGATTCTCAACGCCTATGCCGTTATATCCCGTAGCCGCCGGTATGCAGGAATGGTCGCTGCACCGCTTCCGTTGTCGCTGGATGATATCAGTACATACCTCGCACAAAACCCTCTGCTTATTGACCGCGAAGAGTTTGAGGCAGCCATATTTGCCCTGGACGATGCGGCGCGGGAAGAGTGGGACAAAAAACAAGCAAAATAAAGTGGTTTTGCTTTCATTTGCATTAGCTACCCTTTAGGATTACTCCTATGCAACCTCATGGGGTAGGGAAATGAAAAAAATTAAAATTGTCTTATTGTCCGTTCTTCTTGTTTCATCAATCGGAGTGAAATCGGCTGAGGTTATGGTTGAGGGAGGAATTCAAGCGCCTCTAGGATTGAAGTGGGGTGAAAGTAAGGATGAGTTGGTTAAAAAATACAGCGCCTCGCCAGCAGACAAGAACAATTCCCGCTTAAGTCTTTATGCGCTAAATAACCCTCCGATCAAAGTTCCCGGTTTTGAATCATACTACGGCGTAGTCGATGAAAAATATGGACTGGTTAAGGTTATCGTGGTTGAAAGCATCACTGACGATGCGTATGGAAGCAAAGGAATTGAGGATTACAAAAAACTTAGCGCAATACTTTCTAAAAAATACGGTAATCCTAGCGACAAGTTTGAGTACTCAGGAAAAGAGCTTTATAAAGAAAGTGATGAATTTTATCAATGTCTTGCATATCAAGGTTGTGGTGCATATAGCTCATACTACAAGCCAAGTGGTGGTGCGATGATAAGCTTGGAGCTTAAGGGCAAGAGTCGAGGGCAGGGTTATCTGACTATAAACTATGAATCAACCCTCTTTAATAAAGTCTTAACCGAGCGTGACAGTGATACGAAGGAAAAGGCTGAGCAAGGTCTTTAATAAAGATCTCAATAGCACTTAACAATTGAACCCCGCTACGGCGGGGTTTTTTTATGCGCGGAGAAAAGATGGCCGAACAACAATCACGCCTTGCGATCGTCATCGATAGCACCGGCGCTCAGCGTAATGCTGAAGGTTTGGCGGGAGCTTTGAGCGGACTTACTGAATGGGGCCAAAAGGCGGCGGCCAGTTCAGGAAAGGTTACAAAAGCAACCGATGATGAAGCCAAATCGCTTTCAGCGCTGCTTGATAAAATTGACCCCGTAAACGCTGCATTAAACAGACTTGACGACCAGCAGCGGCAGTTATCAAAATTCCAAGCCAAAGGCTTCATTGACACTGAAACTTTTGCTGACTACTCAAAAAAAATCGAGCAAACGCGTGCAGGTTTGAATGCTTATGCCAGTGAGGCAGGAAAGGCTGGCATGTCATCAAAGCAATTAGCGGCTAACATGCGTTTAGTACCAGCACAGATGACTGACATTGTAGTCAGTCTTGCGTCCGGTCAGGCACCACTTACAGTCTTGTTGCAGCAAGGCGGCCAACTCAAGGATATGTTTGGGGGGATAGCGCCTGCTGCTAGAGCGCTGGGTAGTTATGTTTTGGGTTTAGTTAATCCATTTACAGTTGCGGCGGCGGCTGCAGGATCTCTGGCAGTTGCTTACTATCAGGGATCAGAAGAGCAAAGCGAATTCAACAAATCTCTGATTCTTACAGGCAACACAGCCGGGAAAACAGCCAGTCAACTTTCTGATTTATCAGCAGAAGTGGCAAAAAATACAGGCTCTACGATAGGTAAAGCGGCAGAAGTTCTAAACCAAGTTGTTGCCGGTGGAAAAGTCGCTAGTGAATCACTTGGCGCAGTTACAACCGCAATAGTTAAGGCTGGAAGTGCTACTGGGATATCTACAGATAAATTAGTCGATGACTTCAATAGAATTGCCAATAACCCAGTAGAATCAATAAAAAAACTCAATGATGAATATCACTTATTAACTCTTTCAACATATAACCAGATTAAAGCACTGCATGATCAAGGAGATGAGCAAGAGGCGGCCAGGGTGGCAACGGAAGCATACGCCTCATCATGGATAAAGCGGTCAAATGAAATAAAAGAAAACCTTGGATCATTAGAAAAGGCCTGGGCTGGCATATCTGGAGCAGCCAAAGAAGCATGGGATTCTATGCTCAACATAGGTCGTGAACAAACTCTTCAGGAAAAGTTATCGCAAGCAGAGAAGGCATTAGATAACGCGAGAAGGAGCCAGGGTCTTGGTAATGGATTGTGGAATACATATGGCGTTAACTATCAAGGAAATTCTGGTTATGTTGAGCTTGCAGAGAAGCAAGTAAATGCAATAAAAAGCCAGATCACAACTCAAGATGTTCTGAACGGTGCAATTGGTGATTATAACAATCGCCAGCAGGATGGAATCAAAGCCCAGGAAAGAATCAACCAGCTTAATGAGCAGACTCTCAGTAACGCCGAGAAGCGAAGCAAAGCTCAGAAAGAGCTAACAAGAGACCTTGAGAAAGCCAGGGCGGCAGGTAATGCAATCAGTGCTGAAGAAGAGAAGAGAATTCGAGCCAATATTGACGACAAGTTCAAGGACCCGAAAACTCCAAAGGTCAAAGCCTATCGTGATGATGCTGCTGACAGGCTGTTATTGCAGTTAAAAGAGCAGAATGCCGCGTTAGCAATGCAGGAAAGCACTGGCTACAAAATTGGAGCGCAGCAGCAGGCTCTGATTAAGTGGGAACAGCAGCTTTCTGACCTGAAAAGCAAAGGTACTCTGACCGCAGACCAGAAATCACTGTTAGCCAATGCCGACATCCTCACGAAGCAGTATCAGCAGAATGCCGCACTTGAGCGCCAGATAGAGACGGCGCAAAAGGCACTGGCACTGGAGCGCGCACGGGCGGATATCAACCGCACGATCGCCAACCGGATGAGCCAGTATTCGACAGACGAGATGTTTGCCGGTGGTGGTTTCAGCCAGTACGAGCAGCAGCAGTACACGCAGCGCCTTTCCCTTGAGCAATCCTACAACGACAAAATAAGCCAACTACGCCAGCAGCGCGCGTCGGCAACGACTGAGATTGCCCGTGAGGAGATTGATCAGGAGATTCAGCTACAGCAGCAAGCCCTGCAGACTGAGTTAAGCAACTACGATGCTCATATGCAGCGCATGAATGACCTTCGTGGCAACTTCACGGCCGGTGCTAAACGTGCCTGGCAGGAGTATCAGGACAGCGCCGCTAACGTATCTGCAATGTCTCAGCAACTGTTCAGCAATGCATTTAACGGCATGGAAGATGCGCTGGTTAAGTTTGTGACAACCGGTAAGGCATCATTCTCTGACTTCGCAAACTCTGTACTTGCTGATATTGCGCGTATAGCTATCCGTCAGTCTCTTGTCGGGATTGGCAACAGCTTTTCAGGTGGATTGGGTAGTTTATTTGCCTCAGGTGCCGCGTCATCAGTCAAAGCCAATGCCAAGGGTGGCATCTACGACTCACCTTCACTCAGCGCCTACAGTGGCGGCGTCTATGACTCCCCTCAATTCTTCGCGTTCGCCAAGGGTGGCGGCGTGTTTGGTGAGGCGGGACCAGAGGCAATCATGCCGTTGAAGAAAGCTTCGGATGGAACGCTCGGTGTCAGGATGGTGGATGGTGGGCAGTCAGGTAGCGCAAGGTCAGGTGATGTCATCATCCACCAGACGATTCAGGTCAGCGGCAGTGGAGATGCTGCGCTGCAGCGCGCTATGGAAGATGCGGCCCGCAAGGGTGCCACGGACGGGGCAAAACAGGCAAGGCAGGATATGTTGCAGGACTTCCAGAACCGGGGGCAGGGTCGCCGCCTACTGGGTGTATAACACAGGAGTAAACAATGGCAGATGTACTGGAATGGCCCGGTCCGAATCCTTCCTCACTCAGCTGGCACCTCGAATCAAACACCAAAACATTCCGCTCCCCCTTCAATGGTGCATCTCAGACGGTACGGTTTCCCGGCTCTCGCTGGGCATGTACCGTTGAGTATTCTGTGCTTGAAGAGGACCAGGCAAGAAAGATTGAGGCTGTAATTGCTGCACTGGATGGTGAGTACGGTCGGGTGAGGATTCGTGACTGGGGTCGTGACGGTAAGGTCCCGGCTGGCAGTCCGGTTGTGTCCGATACTGATCAGACCGGAGTAGCGCTGACAACAAAGGGATGGTCAGCAAACACGCTGGTTCTGCGAGCTGGTGACTACTTTACGGTTAACTCCGAGCTGAAGAAAGTAACCGCTGATGCGACCAGCAACGCATCTGGTGTCGCGGTTGTTCAGTTTGCGCCTATGCTACGTTCCTCACCTGCTGCTAACGCCCCCCTGGAAGTGCAAAATCCCTGGGGGATATTCAAGCTAAAGGATAACTCTCAGGGAGAAATCCGTCGCGCACCCGGCCTTATATCTTCGACGACTATCGAGTTTGAGGAGGCATTCTGATGATGTATTCACCCTTTTCTGACTCAATGGTTGACTGGCTTTCACGAGATCGTGTGACGGTGGTCGTGGCCGCAAACATCCAGTTTGAGTCAGGAACTGCATATGTGCATTCCGGTACAGGGACCATCGTGATAAACGGATTTGTCTATTACGGGATGGGCCGCATGGGGTCTGTTGATGACGTGAGCGAGACTAACACGACGAGCCCCGCGCAGTTGAAAATGACGCTCTCCGGTCTGGATATGTCCCTCTTTGCCAAAACGCTTAATGAAAGGTGTGTAGGGCGAACTGCCGAAATCTTCCTTGTCGCTATCGACGACAACGGTAAGCCACAGGTTGCCGACCTCATATTCCAGGGGCGGGTATCCAGTACAGGTGCCACTGCAGGAGAGACGAATGCGCTGCAGTATACCGTGAGCAATATTTTCGATGACTGGCAGCGACCTTTCCCTGACCGCTATACGGATGAGTCACACAGGGCGGCTCAGTCAGATGACCGTATCTTTCGTTACGTGGCGCAAATGGCAGATCGCTCTATTTTCTGGGGCAGCAAAAAGGATGCTCCTGGCTTTACCTATTCATGAGGTTTTATGAAACATCCAGACTGGCAGAAAAGACTCGTCACCGTAATCAAGGCCGCTGAAAAGCGGCCTTTTTCATGGGGTAAAAATGACTGCTGTCTGTTTGCTGCGGACTGCGTAGAGGCGATGTGTGGCGAGGACTTTGCAAATGAGTTTCGCGGTAAATACGACAGCGAGACCGGAGCAAAGAAAGCACTGTTGCGCGGCGGCGGATCCCTTGAGCGTGTGCTTGGCCGTTTTCTTGATGAGGTAAGTCCGACGATGATCCAGCGTGGAGACGTTGCAGTTGTCGAGAATGCCGGCAGGCGTTGTGCTGGGGTGTTTTACGGCGGGTCTGTCTGGGTGCCGGGAGAATCAGGGCTGGTTGGTCTGCGTGGAAATCTGTTAAGTGCATGGAGGGTGAGATAATGCCTGCTGCTATTCCAGTTGTGGCTGCTGTTGCCGGTGGTATCGCCGTGGCAAACCAGGCCTATGCTATCGCCCTGGTCATTACCGTTGCGGCGCAGGTTGCCTCGCAGGCGCTTGCTAAAAAACCAAGCCTCGATGGTTACAGGGATGCACAGGAGCGCAAGCAGGTTTTGCGTGCGGCTGCCAGCGCAAAGACCGTGGTTTATGGCAGATCACTTTCTGCAGGCACGCTTTTCTTTTCTGAAGAGCAGGAAGGTGATCAGACAGACGGAGAGCTTCTTCACCTTGCTATAACGCTGGCCGGTCATCCCATAACGAGCATTGGCGCTGTCTACCTTGGGGATGATGACATCTCCACATACGGCGACAAGGCTTCTTATGAAGTGCATATTGACCGCCAGACCGCTGATCCGTACATGCTTGAGAACGCTCCGTCATGGAAATCAGACATGATTGGCAAAGGGATAAGCTGGCTCAGGGTTACGCTAAAGTTTGACTCTGAAAAGTTTCCTTCTGGCATTCCCAATATCACGGTAGAGAAACTCGGCCGCAAGGTGTATGACCCGCGAAACGGTGCAACTAACTACAGCAACAATGCTGCACTTTGCATCCTCGACTACTACAGGAGTTACCTGAAAGTTCCTGACGCTGATATCAACTGGGACCAGTTTAAAGAAGCTGCAAATATATCTGATGAGATTGTCAGCGGCGCAGACGGACAGACAGAAAGACGATACACCATCAATGGCGAATTCGACATGAGCGAAAATAAAGCCAGTATCCTCGAATCTATGCTGTCTGCGTGTTCAGGCGAGGCCACTTACATCGCCGGAAAGCACGGCATTCTTGTGGGTGCTTATTACGGCCCGGCCTCAGAGGTTATCAGCGAGAGTCAACTGGCTGGCGATATCGAGATCATGCCTGAGGTGTCACAGGCTGAGCGTGTTAACACTGTCAAAGGGACGTTCAATGACCCTCAGCAACGCTTTGCAGAGGTAGATTTTCCGGCTGTATCAGTATCAGAGTGGGTGGCAGAGGACGGGGTTGAAATATCTCAGGACCTCAAATTGCGCTTTGTCACATCAGAGTTTCAGGCGCAGAGGCTTGCAGATATCAAGCTCAAGCGCACAAGGATATCACGAACGCTGAATGTAACGCTGAACCTGAGCGGATACCGCTATCGCCCCGGGATGTATGTCAAAGTTAACTTCCCTTCGCTGGGAATTATTAACGTCGAGATGCGCGTTACAGACTGGAAATTTGGCGTCCAAAATGGCGTACAGCTAACGCTTAAGCAGGAAACATCTGAGGTGTGGGGCGATGCGATTGGTAAGCCTATCGAGCGGCCACCTTTCACACAACTTCCTACTGATGGTGTTGCTCAGCCACAGAATCTCAAATACACAGTGGAAGAGATCGGACAGGTTGTCCAAGGGATACTCTCGTGGCAGAACGTAGGGCAGTTCGCTTATAACCAGGTGTTAATCAAAAAAGACGGCCAGCTTGTTCTTTCCGTTCAGGTTCCCGGCTCCTTTACGCGCCTTACCGGACTTGTCAGGGGTCTCTATACGGCCCATGTTGTTGCTGTGGGCTACAGCGGAGCGACATCACCAGAGGCTTTGCTTGATTTTAATATTGCAGCGCCAGATGCGCCCAGCACAGTAGATGTGGCGATGGGGTATTTTCAGGCAACACTTACACCCAGGATCCCTCAAATCCAGAATGTATCCACTCAGTTTGATTTCTGGACATCAGGAGAGACACCACTTCCGAATAGTAATACCGATACCGTTGAGGGTAATGCCACAAGGCTGTACATGGGAAACCAGTACACAACAGATAATAATCTTCAGGTTGATCACACCTATCACTACTATGTGAGAACGATTAATGCATTTGGTAGCTCTGCATTTATTCATGTCAGCTTCGTTTACACCTTCTCTTCAGCAGGTTTGATTGATTACATCGATGAGCAACTGAGGAAAAGCGAGACCGTACAAAATCTAAACCAGTCAGCAGAAGACAATTATCAGGCCATTATTGAGAACGCCCTTGCTAACGATGGAGATGTGCAGCAAAAGTATAAATCCCTTGATTACATGGGAATGAAAATAACTGCCAGCTATACGGAAATAACCAACCTCATTGTCAAAAACGATCAGGCTTATGCACAAAGGTTTGAGCAACTTCAGTCATCTATAAACTCAACATCTGCTACGGTTCAGGTTACATCAAGTGCCTTGGCTACATTAAATGATAAAATTTCTGCACAATGGGGAGTCAAGCTACAGCTAAACACCTCCACAGGCAACAGATATGTAGCAGGAATTCAGCTTGGCCTTGAAGCGAATGGCGGCGCTGTTCAAAGTATATTTGCCGTAAGGTCAGATGTTTTTGCTGTTTACAATCCAAGCAATAACACTGAAACACTTGCCTTTGCCGTTAAAAACGGTCAGGTGTTTATATCTGAAGGCATCTTTGATTATGCATCTATTACGCTTGCCAAGATCGGTAGCTTTTATTCTGCAAACTACGTAGCAGGTAAGAGCGGAACTATCATGAGAAATGATGGAAGCTTTGAAATGTACGGAGACAATGGGAGTTCTGGCGGCGTCGTTATTAATTCTACAGGAATATCCTGCTTTGATACTAACGGAGTAGAGAGGACAAAGTTGGGGAGACTTTTCTGATGGCGACATACGGATTAAGAATAACTCCTGATGATGGCGGCAAGCAGTTAATTCTTGATGGCTCTACCCGATACGCCTCCTATCTTGGCACTGCGTCCGTGAAAACACAGACAGCCTCATATGGTGGTTTCAAATCTCAGCCGGCTAACAGCAAGGCATTAATCCTGCCGAGGAATGTTGTCAGGGTGGGGGTAGGAGATCAGTCTGGCCCTCCGGTGCACTACATCTCATCGATGAGCTTTAATGGAAGCCTGAACGTAAACATAGCGACCATTAAAGCAAATCAATCCAGTGCATTAGATATCGGTAACATTGATGTTTACTCAATTCAGTATGCTGAAAATCCCTCTTCCAGTTACGGATTAAGAATTACCAATGGATCAAACTTCATGGAGATTGCCGACGCATCTCTTTCGGGGTTTGTTACTTTCAGGGGTGTTGTGGATATCAATGGTCAGTGGGATATACCGAGCAGCGTTTTGAATATGGGGGGCAATTATATTGTTTTCGCACGCTGGTCAAATACGTCAACACCTTTATTTCTGGACAAAGATTCAAACTCTATACGGACATACACCGCCTTTAGTTCAGTAAACGGTTCAGAGCAGGGCGGTTCAGTAACCGGCGTACAGATTGTGATAGTGAGTAGTGGATTCTCACCATCATTACCCGCATCTGGCTACGGGCTGGTAATAAGGAATGCTAGCGGGCAGATTACCTATTCCAGCAAATATCCTCCTGTAATGTGGTCAGATGCCTATTATGACTTTGGAGGATATTATGATACCTCAGATTCAACAGGCGACAGGCAGGCATGGATAAATCCAACTGGTAATGTTTCTCTTCCCATGATCCCACTCTGTGTATTAGGAACCCAGCGAGGCGATTATACTCGCTCAGGCACAACGTACAGCTACAGAAAAATGTTGCTGTCTGGAATGATGATGAGTGGAAATAGTGTAACGACTTCGCGAGCGAAAACTACCGGCTCAGATATTCCCCTTTATACCTACCCAAGAGCAATGCAAATTGCATGTCAATTGCCCTGCATTGATGCATCTTATTACTTTTAGAGAAAATAAATATGGCATGGTACAGAACCGGAACGGTGCAATTAACCAAGGGCTCCACAACAGTAACAGGTAATGGAACTAATTTTACAGACTCTGCCGCAGGGGTTAACCCTGGCGATATGTTAATGGCGGGAGGGGCTTTTATGGAAGTCGCAGGAGTTAACAGTGATACGACACTGACTCTTGCGGTTCCATCGGAGGTTACTGTTCCTGCAGGTTCGTCCTTCACCATCGTTACCAGCTTCCAGATGAGCAACAGCTCGCTGTCTAAAAAGGTAGCCGCTGCGATGGATCGCATACTCCAAAGCATTGCTAACTGGATGACGCTGTTAACACAGACTGGCAACGTGACAATTACCCCCTATGGCTCAGATGCCAGTTATTCAGGCAGAAGCTGGCGTGAAATGAACACGCAAATTGATAATAACGCTACAAATATCGGAACAAAGTTAGCCAAATCAAGCAATCTTGCAGACCTTCCAAACATTGCGGCGGCCCGAGACAACATAGGTGTTGGTTACGGAAGCTCTGCCGGGACAGTAGCCCAAGGAAATGACGCAAGACTTAACACAGTGGATGGTAAGTCTGGTGGAACCATATCAAGCGCGGTGACGATTAACAGTTCTTTGACTGCGGGTAAGGCGGCGGGTTTTGCTGTTGCAGCAGGTGAAAACAATCGCGTTGAGCTAAATAACACTTCTTCAGGGGGTAATACTGGTAACCCGGTAGGATGGACAGTTTACCGCTGGTACAGCGAGCTTGTGCAGACAGGCATTCGGCGTGCTGGCGACACAACCATCCAGTCATATTTTGTGGCTCTTTCAGCAGTGGGATCATGGGAATTTCAGCGTTCAGGCAATGCGTCAGCTCCTGGATCATGGGTTAATGGCTCAGATGAGCGCCATAAGACGAAAATCAAGACTGTCAGTGACCCATTATCTGCTGTTCTTTCCTGGCGTGGTGCAACATACGATAAAAAGGATGGCCTGGCAGAGGTGGGCCTGATTGCTCAGGACGTGGAGAAGTGCTGTGCAGAAGCCGTAACGACTAATGGTGACAGGAAGTTTATGGACGGGACTGTCATTCCAGACTTCAAATATCTAAACACGGCGGGCGCGGCGGCGGCCTATCATACTGAAGCCATCAAGACTATTTTTGAAATTCTCTACCAGCTTGCAGAATCACCCGAAGAAGCATTAAAAACGCTGGATGTTATCCGCAAGAGGGCTGAAGAAATCAAAAATATCAGTATTGAGCAGGATCCGCCACGTAAAGAAAAGCCACCTGTATTCGATGTTCCTACCAATGAGGGAATGTTCAATAGCGAAGAAGCAGAATCATAAAAAAGCCCGGCGACCGGGCAATGACTCAGCCGCTCCTGTCTTAGCAGGTTTACGGGGTGGGTGATTAAAGCTTAGTCACCCGTCAAATCCCCTTCAAAATAAATCCCTTTCCCGACAAAGCCTTTACAAATCTCCCAACCGCAGCGGCTTGATCAAATCACTGACATGATATTACTGTAATTATATACAGTATTTATCGGAGCTATCGCCATGCCACGTTACGGCGACATAAAGGTCTCATTCCATGAGGCAATGCGGCGCACCGCGAAGCAAGGCGTCACAGTGTCAACGTCTGACTTCGTTGCTGAGCTTGCAAAGCGCAACTGGGAAATGAGCCACAGGCAAGCCAATGAGTGGATAGCGCAGAACGTTATGACATTCAGGGACCAGTCGCCGGAAGAGGGCGAGAACAAGCTCTGGCAGCGTTTCTACCACTACGGGGAGTATTGATATGGGATTTCCTTCACCCGCGGCAGACTTCGTTGAGGGCCGCATAGATTTGAACAAGCTGATGATTCACCGGCCATCGTCAACCATCCGCATTGAGACACCGAGAGGATTCGCGCTGGTAGACAGCTCAATTACGCCGGTAGCGGGCAATAAGGTCGCGTGGCAGGTAGATGGCTACCCTATGATAGGGAAATACTTCAGACACGGAATCGTCACCGAAGAGGGCGAGACGATTGACGGAGAGTCTCTGGAGGGTGTAGTGATGCTCGGCGTGGTTACCCACGAAATCCTTTCGGTGTATGAAGCTGACTGGATGCCGGTTTAGGTGGGACAGATTTGAGACAAGCAAGGGTTTAAGACCTTTTTAAACCTTTGCGGTCTTTTAGCATCATGGGACGTGTGAGCGCGGCATAATGCGGTAAGTTACTGTGTTAAATAGGGATTCTAGGAACTTCTAAGCCGTAGGTCACAGGTTCGAATCCTGTAGGGCGCGCCAATACATTTCAATGACTTACCTCCTTTCACATTAAGCCAGTTTTTCAATGTGGGACAGATTTGGGACACGACTGCCAAAAATCGCGTCAATTTGCCTCGCGTGTTCTGTTAAGTGGTTAGGTGCCAGATGAGCATAACGCTGCACCATTTCGATGCTTTCCCAGCCGCCCATTTCCTGCAATGCCGACAGGGGAACTCCGGCCTGAATTAACCAGCTCGCCCAGGTGTGTCTCAGGTCATGAAAGCGGAAATCCTCAATGCCTGCCCGTTTCAGTGCTGCGCGCCACGCAGTATTGGAGTCGACACGCATCTTCCTGATGCTTGCTGTTGAGGTGCCGTCATTTCGCTTCACCGATTCGGTGTGAACAAACACCCATATATTGTGCCGGCCTATTTGCCTTCTCAGTACCGACTCAGCCATATCATTCAGTGCTACGCCAATAGCCCTGCCTGATTTGCTGTCCTCGGGGTAAATCCATGCCACTTTTCGCTGCAGGTCAATCTGCTGCCATTTCAGGTCGACGATATTGGAACGGCGCAACCCTGTCGCCAGGGCGAACTCTACGGTAGACTTGAGTGGTTCCGGGCATTCGTTTATCAGACGCTGTGCTTCAGCGGGTTCGAGCCACCGCACCCGCTTGTTTCTTTCCTGTGGCACCTTAATGACCGGTGACTTCTCGATCCATTTCCATTCACGCTCAGCAGCCCGCATAAGCGCTTTCATTAATGCCAGGTGCTTAGCCTTCGTCGATGTTGACACGGCTTCGGGCTTATATGTGCCGGCATCGATTCCTTTCTTAGCCATGGATATGGCGCGCTGATCAAACCGTTCCTTAGCCTTCCTGTTGGTCATCCTGCTGACTGCGGCGTAAATCTTTGCCTCAGTGATATCCTTCAGCAAAACTCCCTCGAAATTCATGAGCCAGAATCCAATCCGGCCCTTGTCCGCATCGAGAGATTTCTTATGCGCCTTTTCTTCCAGCCAGCGCAGACATGCCTCTTCAAACGTTACGTCCGGGAAATCCCCGAGACGCTCTATTCGCCAGAGCTCTGCCTTTCTCCGATCGTGCAACTCCTGTGCCTGCTTTCGGTCCTCTGTGCCAAGAGATTCTTTAATGCGCTTCCCGCCTGGCGTCGTGTAACTCCCGTACCAGACGGAACCTCTGCGGAAGATAGACATGATTTTTTCTCCTCATGTGCATCTGCCGCGCTCACGGTGACAGTGTGCATTGGATTATTCAGAGCGGCAATACATGCCTGGCGGGTTAATAAATAGGGTGACTTCGGTTTGCTTGGGTCCTTGCGCGTTGCCATCAGGCGGCCGGTACGTATCCATTGCTGGCACGTAGGCCGGGATATGCCGAGGAACGCGCACGCCTCATCCATAGAAAGGGCGTAACTTTCCATATCTACTCCTCAGGGGGCTTGCTGCGTTTGAATGCGTAAATGAGAGCGATGAGAAGGGCGAGAGTGAGAATATCGCCCGGGTCGGCGGTGATGGTGATGTTCATGCTGCTGCGCTCTTGCGAATGACTTGCCGAAACCCTCCCTCGGTTAAATGAACACTGGTATCAAGCTCGTTGCCCCACGAATCCCAACCCTGATCGGCGGTGCGGGCGAACAACTCAATACGCGGCACGTCGCCAATCAGCTTCACAAGGCTGTCACGGATAATCTGTGGTTTAGCGCTGTGCTCCATGCGTGGCGCACTGATGTGCTGGCATATGGAGGCATCCATGCGTGCCGGCAGGCGCCCTTTCACCGCAAAAAGGCAATCTTCACTGTTTGCCCGCGTCATGTGTCCCATTCCGATAGCGCTGTTCCCTTTGCGCTTGTTCGTCTTATGCCATGTAAAACCTTTCATTGTCATAAGCCGGAAACCCCACGCCTCGACAACCTTCAGTGCCTCCATCGGCTGAGTCGGCACCCACCACATTGCAAGCAGGCAGGATTCAGGATCAGCAAGTGACCACACCGGTAACCGGCAGATGTCCTGCAGCGTCATAACCGGGTATTTGTGGCAGGCCCCGCGATTGCCATCATTGGCCTTGTCTCGGTATGACCATGGTGGATCGGAATAAATGAGCCGGTACTTTCCGGACATAACAACTCCTCACGCAGAGCGCGATAAAGGTTAATGGGGTTGGTTATTTATTCAGGTGAGAAATGATTCGCTTGCCAATCCAGGCCATAACAGGAACTGCCATTGAGTTACCGATCGCCTTTATCCGTTTTGATGGAGTTGAATTAGCTAAGGCTGTATGTCCAACTGGAAAACCCTGGAGAATCTCATATTCTTCTGGAGTAAGACCACGGACTCTTCCACATCGGGTTACTATCAGGTCGCGGGCGTCTTTGTAGTCTCGGGCCGTGAGAGTGCTTGATACCGTGTCTTTTACATAGGAGTCTGTTCTCTTGAAACGGTAGAGAGTGCCTCCATCAAGCGGGATGGGCAATCCGCCGCGCCTTTCAACAAACGATTCAATCTCCCCGCGCACGCTTTTGAGCTCAGGTAACACGAAGGCGGGATTGATATCGGTTCTGGCTGTAGCGATGAGAATAAGACGTCTGCGCTGCTGCTGGAGTCCGAAGTGCTGAGCGTCGTAAATTCTCCACGCGATGGTTCTTTTTGGTCCAGACACATAACCAGCGTTCGACCATTTTTCCCCTGGTGGTTCCAGCTCACAGCTTTCGCCGGCAAGGAGGCCAAGAAACGCACCGAAGGCGTTATCTTTGGACGACAGAACACCGGGCACGTTTTCCCAGATGATAATTGATGGCTGCTTTCCTTCTCTGATACGCTGATCGTCGATTGCATCTGCCAATTCTCCGTATGAAATTGTTAACTGGCCTCGTTCATCTTTAAGGCCCTGACGTGCTCCAGCTACAGAAAATGCCTGGCACGGCGTACCGCCAACAAGGACGTCGGGCGCTTCCACATCACCAGACCTCACCATGGCGGCGAGCTTTGTCATATCGCCAAGATTAGATACATGCGGCCAGTGATGGGCAAGGACTGCAGAGGGGAAGTCAGGCCCTTTTTTATTGTTGTGCTCTGGGTCAAACTGAGAGAACCATGCAGGCTCAAGCCCGAGCGGCTCCCAGGCTACACTGGCAGCTTCTATTCCGCTGCAAACAGAACCATATGTTAGTTTCACGCTACCCTCCGGTGCTGTTTAGCGCGCTCAACCTTCTCAAAGTCCTGACAGCACTCTGGCGAGCAGAAGAATCCGGTCGATACCTTCTCTTCGCAGTAATGGCAGGTTCCGGTGAATTGCATCTGTGGCTTGCTTCGGTTGGCTAATGCCAGGTCAATCATGTGCTGCGTGTGTTCGGCAGCTTCGTCGAGAATATCTGCGGACATGTTGGTTACTCCTGAGTTTGGGCGTAAAAAAACCTGCCGGAGCAGGTTGGTTATTCGGGGATGATTGGTTTTCGGTAGAGTGGGGTGACGTCGAACCCCTCACTAACCCATAATTCGCCAACTTTCTGGCTGCATGTTGCGACCTTGCCAAAAGGTCCTTCATTGTGACGCCATGCCACAGGCTCACTAAACGCCTGCCGATAAGCCTTAAGCTCTTTTGCCATTTCTATGCACTCATCATGATTCGGTGGCAACGCCATAGGGTGTGTTTTCATTTTCGCCACAGAATCCAAGCGCTCATCACTAATCATCCTGACCTCCCGGAGCTGCTGCGGGCATAACGTCTGCCAGTAGAATTCTAAATGCCTTCATCATTGCCGCTTCTGGTACGCTTTCATCAGCATAGAAAGCATCAAGTGCACGCATCATGGCTTTCAACGATGGCTTATCGCTTACAGGCTGTGCGGTGGCGGTAAGGCTCTGGACTTCGGCCTCTACTGATTCTGCTCTCTGCTCCAGCGCGCGGAATTCAGCAGCAATGGCCAAAATGGTTTCCGGCTTGCAAGCCAAAAAGAATGCTTCATCCTCCAGTGATTTAGGGCCGATAAATCCGTACTTATCGTTTTTATGGTCACACTGCAGCACTAATGAGCCATCATCACCCAGGCACTGATATTTAATGCCCCCACCGCAAGAATCTAGGCGATCATGATTTCTTCCCGGCGTTGCCTTCTTCGCCAACTCAACTAACTCATTCAGCTTTTGCATTATTATTTCACCTCATGCCCTAGTGAGCGCAGCAACTCTGCAACAGTGACTTTATGTAGCCACTCCCCATCTTCCTTGTCACGGCGCATGACCGGCGATTGCCTGTCAAAGATGTCGCCAATTGCTGGACTAAAACCGCATGGCAACTCAACCGGGCGCAAAAGCTGAGCGGGCGGGGTGGTGAGTGCAACCAGTGCGAACCTCAGAATGTCATATTCAAACTGAAGATTTTCATCACCCTCCTCAGAAATTGAGCGCATCCGAGTTGAAATTGCGTCGATATTCTTTTGTCGTTCTGAGTCAGTCATGGCAGGCATTTGATGCGCCTGCACATCACCATCAACTGGATTGGGGGAATTAGTTGTCATGGTTGTGACCTCTCAATGTCTCGCAATTTTTTATGATGAGCGCATTCATTGTCATAATCGCAGCACTCTGTATATCCGCCTTTTATGCGCTCAAACCATACATGCTCTCCAAAATGATTGACGGCATGCTGGTCAGCGCCCCAACCACAAAACCCCTCGCCGTGGCGAAGCAATTGCAGCATTTCTGAGGCTGTCATAGCGCAGTCATTTTTCATTTCCAGTACCGACTATATTTACAGTCTTTATGAACAGCCCGTCGATATCTGCCTTCAGAATGGCGCGCTCAGCCTCCTCGCGATTGTTGAATACAGCCTTCAGTGACGCGTATTCATCGTGTTTTACCGAGCAAATCCCGCCGTTTTTGCTGTCGATAATTGCGTAAAATTTGATGTTCATATCAACCCGCCTTATCCGCAGTGTTATGGGTTATAAGCGCTGCGCGTGCAAGCCTCAGGATGTCGTACTCGAACTGAAGGTTTTCATCTCGCTCCTCAGCAATTGATCGCATCTGGGTAGAAATTGAATCGATGTATTTCTGTCTTTCTTCGTCATTTAATGAGGGCATACTCTCCGCCATCGCATCCAGCTTCTGCTGCAATTCATCAAACTTGCGCACCAGATAAGCCGGCAAATCTTCGTTAAGACGCATGTCGCCAGGTAAGCATTTACCGGCCATCAATCCACGCATTTCGTGTTCGGTGATTTTCATTTACTTTCTCCTGAATCCGCTACAGACACCACGACAAGCTCATCGTTATCGAATGACTCTTGCTTATCGTTGATGTAACAAAGCACCTTATTGGCAAGGTGCCTGACGTTGGTAACCATTGCTGTTTGCTCATCGGCTAATACGAGGAACATGAAGCTGTTGAGGCTGCGTGCCGGTATGCGGCATTGCCTGCGGTGATGTGTTTGCATGGGAGTGTGTCCGGTTAGTCGCCCTGATAGCGGCGCTCAGCCCATTCCGGGTAGACATGATTGCGATCTGCACTGGCATCATCCGTATTGCTCTGACGGTGTAATTCCGCTCTCCGTGCGTTCTCGTTGTTTTCCGCTATCTGGCGCTCCATCGACTTAAGCATCCATGCATCACGTTCATCCTGTGTTTCCCTGGTGCTGAACAGCACCTTAACCTTGCGCTTCTCCTCGTACTCCCTGATGACATCCGCTGTCATTGCATAGAGCCTGTCGAGCTTTGCTCTGTCTTCAGGGCGCAGAGAATCCGCCGGGGTTCCGGTGCTGTTCATTTGGTTAGCCTTGGTTGATTTATTTAGAAAGAAGCACCCATTCACGCAGCTCTGCATTCCAGACTGCGCCAATGTCCTTAGGGTGCTCACAAGGGAGAACTATTTGCCTTCCGGAGTCGCGTTCAACTCCATGCGAAACAACGAGTGAGGTACGGCCTGTTTTCTCGTCTTTGTGATACATGGTTACGGCGATAATCATCTCAGCCTCTCTAAAATGGCACGTCATCATCGAATTCCATAGGGGGCTCGTTGCTGGCCTGCTGGCTTTGAGGTTGCTGCTGTGGTGCTGGTCGGTTGTTCCGCTGCTGCTGAGGTTGTGGCTGAGGCTTACCAGATGACTCCTGCTTACCGCCTAGCATCTGCATGACTCCGCCGACATTAACTAGAACTTCCGTGGTGTAGCGCTCCTGACCTCCCTGTTCTTGCCATTTACGGGTTCGTATCTGCCCTTCAATATAAACCTGAGAACCTTTACGCAGGTATTCGCCCGCCACTTCCGCCAGTTTGCCAAACAGCACGACACGGTGCCATTCGGAGATCTCTTTGTTTTCACCGGTCTGCTTATCTCGCCAGCTCTCAGAGGTAGCCAGCGTAATGTTGGCGACAGCACCACCATTCGGCATGTAGCGTACCTCGGGGTCTTGCCCGAGGTTGCCGACCAGAATCACTTTATTTACGCCACGACTCGCCATTATGCAGGGACTCCTTCAATTTCAGATCTTCTATCCAGATAAACCGACTGGGCCTTGTTAAGTAAAGCTGAACCAGACAAGCGTTTTTCTGCTGATTTCCACGCCTTATCGAGATCAGCAAGGGGGGCTTTGATCGCATATTCAGTAAATGCTGCAAGTATTTGTTCCGGGGTTCTGTCGTCTACAGGCTTGGTTTTACTTGTCTGCGGACGAGGCGTGGTGTTGTTTTGTTGTTGTTTGTGCTCATCTGTATCTGCATCCTTGGCATCATCAATACCAAACAATCCGTTGAGGCAGTACTTGCGGGCATATGAACTGGTTGCGCCTGTAACCTGAGCGGCGTCCATACCTTTTTTTGACTCTTCTTCACGCGCCATTGCTGAGGCCGTGTGAGTGGTATCGCCGTCCGTTATTGACGCTGTTGCCCGCACGTAATAGCGATCACCTACTGGAACTATCTCATCAGAAATTGAAAGAAACAGTCCGTTTAGGAGTGGCTTTACGCCCTCCAGAATGTCTTCACAGCTGCGATATTTGTACTTTCCGAAGCTGTTGTACTGATTCTTTGGTGCATTCAGCGTCCGCTGTATCTCTGCGAGTCGTGCGTAGAATTCTTTGCTCACTTACCACCTCAGAACGGGCATGGCCCGAGGAAATATTTACTGTTCAGGCGCTCATAAAAAGCCAACTCAAGAGATAATCGCATTGACTTACGGTTACCCTTGCGGCGGTGATAAAGCGCGTCCATGACGTAGCCACGACGTTTAATGCGGCTTTCTTCAGTTGTGGTTGCGAGGCTCATTCTTTACTCCGGGGCATGCCATTTCGAATAATGCTCTGATGAAGTCGTAATCCTTCAGGCGTTCGCGATCTGATTCTTCCTTGCGCTGGCGCTCAAGAGCATCCTGCTCACGGCGATATTGTTCGACTTGCTCTATCATGGGTTTTCATCCTTTAAGAAGTGAAATGTGTGACCCTTATGAGAAGCGCGAAGACCTTTTGCACACCTGATGACGCAGTTCTGAGAAAATCCATGTGCCTCAATGTTTCTTCGCCCTTCGAGAATGAAGGTTTCACCAGAGGAAATATTTTTTGCTGCTATAAACCCACCAAACCTGCTGTGTGACCTACCCGGGTAGGTGTTAGGTGAGCGACGCTTTAATCCAATTTCATAGGCGTGCCTCTCGTTTCTTGAAGCATCGCACCATTCAAGATTGGAAGATCTGTTGTCGGATTTGATCCCGTTAAGGTGGTTAACCATAGGGCCACTCCCCGACACAAAGGCCATAGCAACAAGTCTGTGAATCGCTATCTTTTTCTGATATCCATCTCTGTTCAATCCAACCATTAAGTAGCCATCTTTATCCGGAATCTTTGAGAGCTCTCTGGCAAGAAACGGCCTGCCACTCCTAGCTATCCGGTCAAAAGTTCTGACGTTTCCTAAATTAGAAACTTCAGCGATATTCTCGTACCCGGGTACAGGGGCCCATTTTTCTTTCATTATGGGTTTCCCTCTTGTGTAATGACCTGTACCAGGCGCTCCCATAGCTGCTGTAAGCGGCTTTTGGGCTGCCAGTGCATAACGTCGGAGCCAGTCAGGCGAAAGTGATTTAAAGAAGCTGGAGCGGAGTGTTTAGGGCAGCCCGATGCCGCCCCTGCGAACATTAGTTCTTGCATGGGATACCTCATGAATTAGTTGATTTAACCGGGAAAAAGAAAGGCCGACATTGCGCCGGCCGTTAAGGGTATTACTGTCTGGTTATCTGAGCCCTCTAAAGGCGTTGGTGCGTAGCACCTCAAAGCCGTCTAAGCAGACAGCTTTACGGTGTCACTCAATGATAGAGAAGCCCCATTCAAGTCGTTCGAAAGCTATCTCTTTCATGGCTTCCTCTTTTTCTTCTTCAGATAACTGGTCCCATTCCTCGTCAGATAGCCCGAGCTCATCTGTGGTAACTTCAACTGAATATTGTGAAAATGCATTAGCTCCACTATCCAGCCATACTTTGAATTTATACATACTCTTTCCTGTAGTGGTTACTGGCCCAATGCCTTAGAAATAACGGCGTCAATTTGCGCAGCGTTATCCTCAATCGGATTCATCGAGCCAGCCTTTGATTCGACTCCTGCCTGACGAAATTGAGCCTGAATGCGTAAGCACGCCTCAAGAAGCTCAGGTGCTGCGGCGATGAGGTTGGCGTTCTCAGCAACAGTTGATGGAGACCACAGATATCCATCACCAGTTTTTACTTCAGTCATCGCAACCATTGCGCCATCGGGGTCAATAATTCTGATATCCCCGTCAATTGTCTCTCTACCTATCTGCCACGGGCCTTTTGTTCCATTAAACTCACTCATACAACCCCCTAAACAAACGCATAAACACACACTCCCATAACCACAAAGACTACCCAGCCTAACCAGTAGTTGTCAGTGGATATCATGGGAGTGCTCCAGTAAAAAAGGCCGCCTAAGCGACCTTAATGATGATTTGTTGCCTGCTTTTAACCACATCAGGCGAGGTGGTTTCTCAGCTTTCCACAGTCAAAGAAAACTGATATGTTTCAATCTCCACAGTCAATATGAGAAATTTCCTATGGCAAGGTATGTTGTTCGTGTAGAGTTGCGTGATGCAGATTCGGAAGATTATGAAAATCTTCACAAAAAAATGAAAGCCAAAGGCTATTTACGTGAAATCCAAGATGGTAATGGCACGTGGTTTCACCTGCCAACAGCTGAATATACAACTGAGAAATCATCAACTGCATATAATGTCAGGGAGGAGGTTAGAGGCGTGGCAAGTAGTGTGAAGTCGAGCTATTACGTGCTTGCCACTGAGGTTTCCGATATCTCCTGGTATCTTGCTAGGAAATAATTCTGCAGCCACCGCAATCAGCTTCATTTTTAAATGATTCTCTGCGCTGAATTTCGTATCTCAGCGCCTTTATTGAAACATCCAAGGCATCCGAAAAGCTGATGCTTTCGCTCTCAGCCAGTTCCTGAACAACCTTTCTCAGCTCATTGTCACTATTTTCCATAACTACCTCGCGGTGATTGATTTGGTATTGCGATACCCAGCTGCGTATTTCGCAACCTCTGGCAAACAAGCTGACCCACTCTCATGCTTACTACGCAGAGAAGGGGAGTTGATTGCGCGGGATACTGTCAGGCTGCATCCGGTGCCCGCTACTGCGATTTTGCGTGCCAGGCGTGCATCTGCTTCCATCTGCTCACGCTTAGCTGCTCTGCGTGCTCTGTAGCGCATCTTGGCGTTATCCTTTGCCAGATAAGTGATGACTACTGTCATAAGTACCTCCGGTAATTGGCTTAGGTGGTGTGACCGGATTCGAACCGGTGACGCGATTCCATGGCTGGGCCTACGAATCCGCTCTACCTACTGAGCTACACACCCCAAAGCCAACTGCACTTTGGTTTCCTCCTGTAAGAGAGGAACATTCCCATCAATGTTAAAGAGCGCCGACATCCTGTCGTTTGTTGCTGTGCTTCGTGCTGATGGGGTAAATATACAAAACGTATTCATCATGTGCAATACAATATGTATACTAATTTCATGATGTATACGTAATGTCATGAAAAATAGTGTGATTTATTTTTTATAAGGTTGGCTATGTGGTGATAGATTGGTTTTGAATAGGGTTATTTTCGGACGGGAAGATGAAGATAGGCGAAGAACAGCTCCACATGGTGGTCTACGCCATAGGCCGGGTGGTGATAGAAATAAGAGCGGAAGGTAAATCAGTGAGTGATACTGAGATTATCGAGAAACTGGAGCATTACAGGAAGCTGGAGACTAACACGATAGGGAAGGGCGTTTACCGGGATGCCGCGGAACTGGTCCGGTCGGGCGTGAAAAAGATATAAAAAACCCGGCGCGGTG